ATGCAAACCATATTTTTTGACCATTTAACAAACAGCTCTAGAGGTAAACTTTATATTCCTGATGGGATTGGGCCATTCCCTTCTGTAATTATCTTAAAACAATGCGAAAGAAAAATAGACGAGTCTTCTCTAGACTATTATGCAAGTAAGATGAATGAGATTGGCTTTTTAGCTTTTACTTTTATTGTACCCTCCGAAAAACGAATAGAAATTCTATATTCCCATCTTAATTCAGCGATTGACTATTTAGCTAATAGGTCGGATGTCGATACAAAAAAAATTTTTTTATTAATGGCTGAACGTGAAAAAACTATAGAAATCGATATGAAGTTATTTGATGATCGTATTCAAGCGATGGCTTCCTTAAATTGGCTAACTTAACAAACATACTTTAAGAATCACAATCTACTACCTTTAAATTACTTGAAATTAGAATCTATTCCTTGCTATCCCAATCCCAGTATTACTACTTTGTCCTTTTAAGAATATTTTACATATTCATACACTCATTGACTAATAGTTAAACAATCGAGAGTTTTGTAGTAACTCTCCTATCTAGATATTTAATCAAATTAATTATAATACTCTACTTAATAATATATGGTTTTTATTTATGTTTTCTATAGAATTAAAGAGAAAGCAAATTTTCTGGCAGACTGAACAACAGAGATTCGAGAAAGAATATATTTTTAACTCTCATTTTGAGTATTTGGCTTTTGATTTAGATCGTGGAAGTTATATTTTGAAATATTTCATAGATAAAGAATCAAAACAAGATGCCTTAGATGCATTCCACCGCGTTAACACTAGTTGGACGATGTGGAAAAAAGCTATTCAATTTAAACAGGAAGATCTAAGCAAAATTGAAGAGATACCTGAAGGCTATGTTGTCATTTCAAAGGAACAAGCAAAAGATTCTGAACGTTTAGAGTTTTTATTGAATAACCCCACATTAGAAGCTTCACTTATTAATCGTGAATCATGTGTTGGAATAATGAGTAGATTCTTCTTAGTCTTTGAAATGTTTAATAAATTTATGAATAAAAAAAATTCTAAACTAGGCACTAGAACATTACGAGATGCTATCGATAAAGCTATGTATGAGCAAAAGGGCTATAAGGATGTAGATTAAATGATTACTCAAATAAGGCGCTAACCAGCGCCTTTATAATTGAATATACTTATAACCTCAAAAGCTTTCTATAAAAAAATCCTATTAGCGATCCAACCGTAAAAGAATTGCTCTTGGCTTGGATTGCGCTCACAGATTTCAATATAGCGTTGCCCCTGCATAATATTAAGAACCCGAACTAGCACCTTCTCTCCTTCTTTCCCACGTTTGGCCAAATAGTTTTTTAGAGCATTAAGGGTAGCTGGGCCATAAATTCCATCTACCGTAAGATCTGGCCAACCACCTTTGCCTTGATTATTCAGCAAATTCAAAGCACGTTGTAAAAGGGTTTTTGCAAAACCGGTACCGCAGTTCACACCAGTATCTAAAAGCTCTTCAGCAATTGCAGAAGAAACTGAATTCACTTGGTCAAATCGTGGATCTGTCCAGTACTGTTTCTTATAAATTGCTTTGGCCACATCAAGCGGTAAATCTTTCATGTTGCCCTTGAAACCATTTGTACGTGCAACTGCTTCAGTAATACCGTATTTTGTTGCCCCTCCCCGATCGGCAGGATTATTTACATAACCCCCTTCGCGTTTAATTAATTCATCAAGATATTGTTCTATGTTCATTTCAGTTTCCTTTTGGTAATAAAAAACCGCCTTTCGGCGGTTTTATAAAAGTATTTAATAAACTAAATTTTCACTTAGCTGGTGGTTTAGGATTTGCGATAGCAGGTCCATTCACATGGTTAAAGTTTCCCGTTTTAGGATCCATCTTTGCTGACTCTATAATTAGGGTCTCCGTTAGCTTAAATATCTGCTCATCTGTTAAAGAGTTATTAATAGAAAGCTGGCAAATATAAAATAATCCAGATTCCAAAAATGCAGTTCGTTCAGTAGTTGTGGTTAACAATGCAAGAGCCTCAGACATCTTATCTTGGTAGTGAATTAGCTCTTGGGGTGATGTAGTAGATGGAATAGCTGCAGCAAATTTTACGATAGCATCTGAAATTTTAACCTCAGATTCTTTACTTAAAGCTTTTGCAGTTAAGGCTTTTTGCATACATACATCGCCTCTTGAGTTTTCTACAGCAGCAGTTAAATCAGAATTCCAAACTGAAAGCCCACCTCCATTATTGAAAGCAATTGATGAACGCTTGAAAGTAGCTGGATCAATAAAAGAACACCCATTTAATAAAATTAAAATTGAAAATATTATTGAATGTTTCATTTTGAAATCTCATTTTGAGTTATTGTTCTTTTAATAAACTCCTTACAGTACTTATCGTCAATTGAAATCTGATCATTATTTAGTCTTTTTTTCTATGATTTAGAATAACTTAAAAATGATTATTAATTATTAAAAAAACCGCCCAAAGGCGGCATTAACTGTTCTCAATGTCTTTTCTGGCTTTCTTAACTTCTTTGATTACCTCAATAATCGTCTTTCCTTCCTGTTTGTTGATAAAGTTAAAAGTCCATCGGACCAAAGCCCAGCCGGGAATACCACAAATAAAAAAGAACCCTCCAAGGGCCATCATCCCCCAAATATCTGTAACCCATGCATGAAGCCCCCACTTCACAATGATGAATGAACCACCCGCCAAACTTGAAACAACCGTACAGATAAGGCCTACTGCCCACTCTTGAGGTGAGCGTGGCATACGTGTCATCAATACTACTGCTGCGACTAAAGCAACAGCTAAAGTCACCATAATTGCTGCACCATAAAATTTTAAAAGTGCTGTTAAACCGCTAGTAGAAACTGGTTCCATTGATATCTCCAGAAATAAAAAAATCGCCCGAAAGCGATAGTGGTTCGTTGTCCAATCCATCATTGGAGGGGCAATAAAAAAGCACCCGATCGGGTGCTAAGAAAATCATTTAAATTAAGCTTCAGAAGTACTTTGAGTAATCTGATTAGAATAATTCCAGTCGGTATTTTTCCATACATCACGTGCAGCAACACGGATGTAATAAGGCGTTGTTGCTTGAAGGTTTTTAATCGTTTTCGTAAGCTCTGTACCGGTCCAAGTTGGATTTGTGGTGGTAGGGTCAAAGTTCGGGGTACTGCTGAGCCAGACAGCATAATCTTTCAAGTCCGGCACTTCACTAGGTATCCAGCTGACAGTTATAGAATCATTTGTTGCTGATGTATAAATATTGGTAAGTAATGGCGGCACCGGATTAGTAATACTTAGTTCAGCAAAAGAACTAATCTGTTCGCCGTTTTTACTGGCCACCCGAATTGTGTATGAACGACCAATACCATCTTGCATAGCCTCTTCAATTGAATAGCTAAAATCTGTATTAGTAGTATCTACCTCGCGTATTTTCACGGCATCAGACCATACTTGAACGCGATAACCAGTAGCACCAGTTGTCACCTGCCACTGCACCTTGAAAGATGTACCAACAAAAGCTGACTGCAAAGATAGGCCTTTTACACTAGTGGTGCGACCACCGGTTAAAGTATAGCTATAGGCGGTAACCTCATCTAATGTTTGCTCTTTACGCTCAAGACCATTAAAGCTAGTGAACTTTAAGAAGATCTGTTTACCCACTAGATTTTCATTGTATGGGTATTCAAAGATAGCCCGATCAAGGCGTACAAATGGCTCACCAGCGTTATGAAACTGAGCATCATCAAAACGCCCACGTAGCACATCACTTAAGGTATAAAGACCAGATCCGTTTAACGTGGCCACTTGATAATTAAAATACTCATCCCCCACTTTACAAAGTGTTTGATCGGCTTGAGCATCTTGTAAGGTGCCGCTGAAGATACGACTTGCTGTATTTAGTTCGACTTGTAAAGCGGTGTCATCAGCATCAATGGTTGTCACCAATTGGCCGTATCGTGCGGACCCATAAACAGTACCTATCATTTCATAGGTTGTATTATCAAGGCTGGTCCACACGTTACACCCCCCCCAATTAATGCCACCTGAAACAGCCACCCATACTTTATTCTTCCCATCAGTTAGATCTAGCGGAGGCTCAAATATAGCAGGTGCATTTACATTACCTGGTTCCTCATTACCGCCCTGATATCCATTAGATGCTTGTGAATCATATTCAATGGCAGATCTTGAACCTAAAGCAAGCTCTTCAGCTGTGATTGTTAATTTACCGAACTCATCCTCTTCAATGCGTGTGATACGTACAGGAAATTGATTTAGACCCAATGCTTCATCTGTAATGGTGACAATATCCATTGGCTCTAACCGGCAATACTTCCAGCCCAAGGTAAACTCATATTCATTACGCACATAAAGCAATCGTTGTAAGCGAAGCTGTGCAGCATGTCGGGCTATTTTAGGCTCACAGAAATAATGGCTTTCTACTGGATCCTCGGTACGTAGGCCAAACATCTCAATGTTGGCTTGATCCTTGGCCTCAGTGGTTTCTGTGTTGTACTGGTTGTAACGATTGATATATTCAATCTGCACATGATTATAAGCATCAGTATCGCGGCTACGGCGAACTCGCACTGGTTCATCATCACTAATAAAATCATCATCAGTTAAGTGATAAACCGGTGTGAGATCCGGTGTAAAAGTAACACCGTTTCCAGTAATAGCTGAATCGCCAAAAGAACGGATCTTTAAACCGTCTGGACTTGGTACCACAGCACAATTTACAGCTTCGACAATCTCATTGATTGTCTCATAGGCGGGTCGTTGTTCTGTGAATGCAGGGCTAATTAAGAGATTGGCTGCACGGCAATAAGTGCGGAACTCTTCTAAATCTGCCATGTTTAAATTGGGTGCAGCTCCATGGCGAGGATGTGTAATAAAGTCTTCAATCACATCTGCTGGATTAGCATCATCAATAGTTTCTGACAATGTAATAGTGCTGATCACCTCAAAGTTATGATTTGATAAGCTGGCACTATTTCCCATCTCATAATTAGCACATGCTACATATCCCAAAAATGGATAGTTAATCGCTTGATCTGGATGCTTTGAGACTAACCAACCCCACGGCGGGTTATTGTTCCCATCGAATAATTCAAACTTTAGCTGGTCGATTGGATCTAGCGTAATAGATCCTTCCTGCTTTGTTATGTACTGCTCTTTATCAACCCATATCAAACCAATCTTCTTAATTTGGTTCTCACATAATCCCAACATGAGCGAAGCACTATAACTAAAAGTAGTGTTACTAGTTTTAGTGCTTCCCCCTTTACCGCCTGATTTCTCAACCGTAGTATGAGGCGTAGCAAGAAAATCACCGTACCAAAACATGTTTGCAGCTACTCGGGTTTTGCCATATACCAAAGGCTGACAAAGCCCGTAAGCTGATTGCTGGATTCGCATTGAGTTAATACGGGTATCAGTAGTACTAATCGTGGTACCGCCAAATAATCCACCCATTTATTTAAGCCTCTTCATACGAAAAAACCCGGCAATTCGCCGGGCTAAACTTCCTTTTGTACCATCTTGGATAATCACTCCCTGATGGAGATAACTGTGAATGACCTGCGGCCAATCGATGACAATTGCACCATGACTAATGCACTTGCCAAATTGATATAAAACGATGTCACCTGGTTGTGGCGGTCCCTCTACTGGATCGCATACACCTAAAATAAGCTCTAAATAACGCTGCCCCATCTGGTGCAAGTGCCAATCTGGTGGATATGGCCGTGGATCTAGATAATCCATGAGACCTACTTTTTCGTATACCTCACAGATTAAAGTACCGCAATCTACCCCAACTCCCTTAACACGGCCTTGGTGGTGATATGGGGTATCAAGCCATGTAAGGGCCTCTTGTACTGCTTGTTGTCCAGTACTCATATTTACTCCATAAAAAAAGCCCCTTATTAATCGGGGCTTTTAATTTTTCAAAACTATTTGCGGGGGTGCAGGATATGCATATGCATTTCTTGCAAACTCAGTGATAGATTTCACATCGGTATATCGATTGGTATCGGATGTGGACCCCGCCGTTACAGCAATACCGGTATAACCATTTTTGAGCCGGACAAATAACAGCATGTTATAAATTGATGGCGCAAGCGTGCCAGTCTTACCACCGATAGCCCAAGGCTCTCCATTAACAACAGGATCAACTGAGCTGTCAATAATAATGCTTCTAGGGTTATTACCTTGAATGCTAATTGTGTGATTTAACTGCCCCCAAATCGAAAGCATTGTTGCGTTCTTGCTGGCATATACGCCAAGCTTAAGTAAATCACTTACCGTTGAAGCATGACCGCTTGCGGCTAAACCAGATGGATTTTTAAAGGTTGTGCTGGTCATACCTAGATCAGCAGCTTTACTGTTCATTCTTGAAATGAATGTTGCAGTGTCACCGCCTAAAAATGCCCCAACACTTCGAGCGACCAGATTTGCCGAAGTATTACTTGAAGGAAGCATCATATTAAAAAGAGCATCAAACAAAGTGATTTGATCACCTTCAAGCAAATTATTTCCGCTGCCTGTTGCAATATCGCCAACTGCTACAGTTAATAAAGTATTTAAAGTCATGCCAGACTCTAAAGCCACAATGACAGACATTACTTTCGTAACTGAAGCTGGTGCTATAGAAGTGCTAATAGACTTTGAGAATAAAAGTCCTGAATAATTAGCATTTCCAGATAAATCAATTGGAACTAAACCAGCAGAGGTTGCAGTAATAACTGGTAAAGCTGGCAATGCTTCTACCAGTTTATTGTTTTCCTGAATTTTATCGTCAATCACAGTCTCATCAACGCCTTGCTTTAAAACATATTTAATCGGATCGATGATATGCCCCCATGCTTGGGCCGTTGAAACAGAATGAGAATAAAGAAGGGTTGAATCAAATCCTGTAGTATCAACTGTAAAATCAAATGTAATGCTGGTATCTACAGTGGATTGCAAAGTGAATTGCACAATGCCGGTATTTGGAATGATTTCATATTTAGAGGTTGCCGAAGATGTTAGGGCTTTAACAGTACCCCCTGCTTCAGCAAATCCAGCTTTTGAAATTTCTTGCAAAATCCAGCCAAATTTATTTGCTTCACTGGCTAGTGTGGAATTATTTCCAAAATACGAAATTCTGTAATAACAATCCGGATTAGCACCATTCACCTTGATATCAAGAATGTGTTTCTCTAATGCCTGAACTGTAGTATTCGCTGCAATCGCTGCGCGAGTCAGAGCGAGCATCGGGTAAAGCTTGTCACGATTAAGAGTTAAAGAATCTTTACTTGTAAAGGGAGCTAAAGCATCTTCAACACTAATTTTACGCCATGCGGCCACCCCTACTTTTTGCCAAACAATATCTGGCCGTGAGGTAGTGCTTAACTCCCAATAGGCATAAGAACCAAACTTGAAACGCTTTAAAATACCGAAAGTAGCAGGAAAGTCAGAAGGAAAATCTGTCATATTCGAAACTGAATACAAACCAACATCTGTCAAATTCGTTATTGCTAAATCAGAAACTACACCACGGTTTACTAATGAAACATTCAAGATGTCAGATTTTGCAGTATTTAATTCGGGTAAGCTTGCTTGCTGTACCCAAGTAGACCAACTCGTAATAAAAGTTCTTGAGAATAATTTTCCCGACAATGTCAGATATTCCTGTTGAATGGTGTTATTAACACCATGTTTAAATACTTTTAAACTGCCAGCCTCCTTAACTGGATAGTTACGCGACAAATCAGCAATTACACTATTTAATGCGGTATATGTACCCGGAACATTAAATGTATCCAAGTTGTCAGATTCAGTTAAAACCTTAGATTTAAAAGTTGCACTTGAGTTAGCAAACTCTATCGCCCGATCTAAATCACTCATATCGGTAACTGTCCAATAATCACCGTCTGCTGACCCCTCAGGTTTATCCCAGCGCCAAATTTTTCCAGTATCTAAAGCCTTAGCATAGCTAGTATTCTCAACTGGTCGAGATGCTCTTAATAATGATGTTGAAGAAAAAGAAGGGCTTAGTGCTTCAATTGATTTCAGGAAATCAATTAAAAACCCCAAATTGGTTTTAAATAAAGCTTCGGTAACACTAGGACCAATAAAGAAATCTTTGTTAGGAATAGCCATAATTTTTTCCCAAAAAAAAGCCCTGTTTTTAGACAGGGCTTTGGTTAAATATAAATGTATTAGACGGATGTTTCAGGAATTGGTACAAACGGCGCTCCACGGAAGCGAGCACGGTTATTAAAACGATTAGTACAGGTATCAAGCCGTTTATCACAACCTGGATAAACTCGAACAGCTTCTCCCATTTCAGGCATTTCTAAAAGTGGCAAAGTTAAAAGCAATGAACCTGCTTCATGTAAGCGTATGGTACGTTTAATACCGATATTTGCTCCCTCTAAAAACTCAATAACTCCTTGAGTAAACCATCCTTGTGGTTGACTCACTTCGCAAAGGATACGGCTAGGTGTGCTATTTGCTGCAATAGTTGTATTAACTGCAAAATCAGCACTTAATAAGCCACAAGCACTATCAAACAAGGTGTTTAAGCATCCTGGTGTATACAAGTTTCTTGGCATTTGAAGCTTTAGGTTATCAACATCTGAAACTACGCTGGCATTAATTACATAACGGTCTAGCTCTGGCTCAACTATACGTCCCTCAAATAGCACTAATGTGCCAGCACTCGTATCAGTTGGCGTGTACATATCCATAAATATGCGTTCTAATTTAAAACGTGCGCCGTCTAATATGCCGTTGTGAAAAGCCTGAGCTACGGGAACATCGCCGAATTTAGTGGTTTCATTTGTCTCAATAGTGATAGATAAATTATCTACCTCGATGCCTAAAGATAGGCTAGTTCCTTCCCGGCTAATGATCGGACCATCAGAACGGAATTCTTTGCCATCAACAACCAGACTATAATCATAACTTGTATAACGATACTCAATGCCCTGTATGGTCGTTATGGTGTACAAATCGGCCATGATGAACTGATCAGCATCTAGCAAGGCAATAAGTTGAGGTGATGCTTGTCTCATATCTTAGTTCCTAATGATCCGATTAGCTCGACCTTTCCAGCCTTCCAAAGTTTGTGCATAAAATTGACGTATTGCTGTGTGTCATCTTTAAACCGGCACCGATAGTAAAATGTACCTGCTATCTGAATTTCTATACCTTCTTCCAGTGGCTCTGAAAGTACATATTTACCCTCACTTGTTACTTGAGCAGATGCGGTATTCCACATGGGCTTTTCTTCATTGGAATTCCACATTGTTTTAACTGGTGTTTGATTCCACATGTTTGGATCTACTTCACCAATGATCTGCTCTTCGGTGTTACCTAAGGGCAAATGGCTGGTAAAAATATGCTTATATAGCTGGAATGTTGTAGCCGTGCCATCACCAACAAATGTGCAATTGAACTGATTATCATCAGGCATCTTATAAAGAAATGAATCAAATGCTCCCCGGCGTTCTAGATAAAATCCTTGAAGTTGCTGAAATTCAGTTCTTCCCTTATTTTCACGCAAGAAAGCGTAAGACAACGAGATTTCATATTTAGGTGCGGCCTGAAAGCTCGCACGGAGCTCTCGGCCATTGATAGAAGTCATGATCTTGGTATTGAACATCGGGGTAATTGAGGTATCCCATTCAAGACCAGGTAATTCTGGAAATAAAACGTTAGACACTAACACCTCCTTATTTACCATTTTTACCAAAGCCACGAGCGTAACTATTCAAACCACTAGCGACCGCGCGGCCATTATTCTTAAATAATCGTTGAATACTCTTCGCATCGATTGCACTAATATTAATGGTCGGTCCAGCACCCCCACCTTCAGCTACTGCAGCTGCTCCAAAACTTGCACCACTTCGCATAGCTTTGCCCATTTCACGAATAGTATTTGCATGTTGAGAAGGTAAAACCATTTCGTCTTCATGTAGCTGGGTGACTGGATTCACACCTGATGGAATGTCATAACCGCCTCGAGCAGATTTGATTTTGCCAGCTAAACCAGCCACTAAACCAAACGCAGCAGCACCAGCACCTACAGCCAGAATTGGACCAATGTATGGAATAGCAACCATGGCTTTAAATGCGCCAGCCATGGCCTCCCATGCCGACATCATGATTCCCTTGATTGCTTCAGCTGCTTTTAAGCCCAATCGAGCTAAACCACCCGCAGCAGTAACACTGGTACGTGTTGCTTCTCCTGCAATTGTTGCTCCCGTTTGAGCCGCTTGACCCGATGCCTCAGCCGCCGTTTCAGCACCAACGAAACCAAGCTTTCTAGCTAACTTAATCGCTTGGATTCTGAGCCAACCTTGTAGCTCTTTAGTAGCGGATTGCAAGGCAAATGCACCCATATCAGCTAATACCGCTTTAGTTGCGTTGCTCCATGTCAATGTGCCATTCATTAAAGACTGAATGCCCTGATCCCAAAGGTTTGCAAGCCGAGAAGTGAACCCGCCGAACTTAGCTTCAAAGTCTTTCATTTCCGCATCACTGATTAAGCCCATAGACTTAGTGTCAGCAACTTTCTGATCTGTCTCTAAATCAGAAATATTGTTAATGATTTGGTTTTGATTACCTTGCTTACCAGTAATACCGGTTTGCTCATTCTCAAGTGCCAGACGCTCTAAAAGACCTTGCCGCTTAATTTCACGTAATTGATCTTCGAGCTGCTTCTCTAATTGAACTTTGCGAACGTTTGAAATTTTCTTGGCATCATATTCAGCTTGGATCCGTGCCGCTTCAATTTCATAAAGGCGCTGTGCTTGCTGTTGATAATTGTCGATCTGTTCTTCACGAGCTTTTTTGTATTCCTCAAACTCTTTTAAACGAATAGCAATGATCTTGTCTGAAGCATCCTTTTCCGCTTTGACTTTTGCGGCGGCTTTTTCATCAGCAGTCATCTTAGATTTTTCAATCTCATCTAATGCCTTTTGTAGATCTAAAGCGACTTTCTTTTCTTCGGATGCATATTTATACCGAATATCAGCAAGTGCTTTAGCTGCTTGTTCAGCTTGGCGCACCGCATCAGATTTACCCTGCTTTGCCTTATCCGACTTATCACCATCAGGATTGAGTGCCTTATTTTGTCCGATACCAGAAGTAACCCCTTTACTTCCACCTCTACTACCAAGTTGAGCATTTTGGATATCTATTTTGGCTTGAGATAAACGATCAAATGAGGGTGTTCCACTAAAGATATTAGAAGCTGAATTAATTGCGGCTTTGGTGGTACCAGCAATATCAACCACAGTATCTTTGGTTTCAGTCCAGATTGCCTTAACGCCACCAGCCAGAGCCTTACCTTTAGCCAGGATCCCATCCGCATTTACAAAGTTTACGGCAGTACTTCCAATAGTCCTTAGATTACTCATCACACCAGACATTAAACGCACAAGATTTTGTAATCCAGCTCCAAGCCCTACAATAACAACTGCAACACCCTTAGCAACTGAGCCTAATGTCTGAATAACTCCGGTAAATGCTCCACCTTTTGTAGTGCCATTCATGAAATGACTAATTACACCGCTTAAAGCTGGCATCACTGCTTGAGCCAATTGATTTTTTAAGCCGGTGTACTGCATTTGAAGTACTTCAGTTTGAGCCTTTAATTCAATGGATTTTTGAATTGCCTCTTCACCAGTAATAATCCCTGCTTCTTCCATAGCAGACTGGTATTCTTTCCAAAGCTTACCGCCATCTTGCAATATTGGAATTAATCCAGTGAGATCTGAGCCCATACTCTCAAGATAGAAAGACATTTGCTGCTGGTTGACTCCAGCTTCTTCCAACTTATCTACATAAGTCTGTAAGGCTTCCACACCATCCATCTTGGACATTTCTTCAGCGAGTTTTTTAGCACCCTCAGCGCCAGACTCCGTTTTAACGGCGATTTGCTCAAAAAAATCTTTAGCCCCACCAGATCCCACTGATGCAAACTCACCGATCTTTTCATTGAAGTCTTTCATCATGTCTGAGAGTTTTTCTTGAGAAAAACCTAAAGTTTGTGCGGCACCAGATAATCCCTGAAATGACTGTATTGAGGTATTTGCTAAGGCTGAAAATTTGGCGAGTTCAACATTATTATTGGCCACTTCAATTGCCAATGTTGCTAAACCCGCTGTAGCTGCTACGGTACCACCTACTGCCAGCCCTGCTACTGCACCCGCAGCAACTAGCGCACCACCACGCAGAGCTCCTAATTTGGAAGTAATACCATCAAAAGCCGAGCCTAATCGTGACCCGCCTAAAGCATCCCCAATCTGTTTATTAAACCCGTCTGCAATTGATTTTGAAATATCATCAAATTGGCGCTTAATTCCCGAGAGATTAAACTTAAAGCTCACCCCTTTAGTGGTATTTTCAATTTGCTTGGCAGATTCAGTAACAATCTTTTCTGCCTCATCCATGCCTTTTTTAAGCTCAGAGGTCTTAGCACCAATATGAACTTCTACGCGGTTATTCGCCATTTCAGTTTTCCTCAGGCATAAAAAAACCCACTTCTTAGAGTGGGTTCATATTAAAATTTAAAATGTCTTTAAAATTTCAGACGTATATTTTCTTCAGCTTTTTTTGCCTTTAGATATTCATCAAGATCTTCTTGAGTTACTTTAGAAATATCAACATAACTAAGCGAACCGCTTTCCAGATCAATATTATATTTTTGAGATAAAAGCTTATTATAAAGCGATCTACTTGAACCAGTCTCAGAGTTTAAAAGCGTGCATAAACTACCAACAACCTCTAAGTCTACTTCTGATTGCTTCCCCTTTACAAAAGCTTTCAATTGCGCATCTCTAAATATATCTTGTGTTACTTCCCTAACAAACTTTTTATATTTCGGACTATTATCTTCAGCAGCTAATTGAATAATTTCAAAAGGTACAGTAGTATGCCACAATGATTTTCTTAGTTCACAAACAAAGACTAAATCATTGGTTTTTAGATCTTTTGTTGCCTTATTTTTTATTAATTTATCTATTTTATAAGAGTTACTTTCATATTCCTTTGCATATTCATTTCTTTGGTATTGCATATAAAAATAATTCCCAACTATATAAAGAATTGCAGAAAGAGCTAATACAAGAATTCCTATTAATATTTTATTAATCATATTTGATACCCTATAAAAGTATTAACAAAGATACCAAATTGACTATTTAATGTCTCTTAAAAAATCTTAGGCGGCCTTAACCGCCCTGAGGAAAATTACTTAAAACCTCAATTAAATCGTCATCGTCTTCTGATTCACTATTAACTGGCTGACTTTCATCAATTCCCATAAAAGTTTCCAAAATACGGCAAAGCCGTTGCACCCCGATATTTGTGGGAGGGTTATTTTGCTGATACGCATTTAAAGCCCTTAATCTTGGTAGATCAATTTCACTACGTACATAGTCGTAATCTTTCCCCATAGTTAGCACTAAATGCGTGTACAGCTCCTCCCAATTTATTCCCCCGAGCTTTCACCTGCTGGTTTACCTGTACCGGTATATTCCAAGCCTGAGGTTTTAGTTACTAGTGATAAGACCTCTTCCATGTTAGCCATATCTAAGAGCTCATCCGAAACATATTCACGGGTAATTTCTGGATAATTCCGCTTTAAACAAATATGGGCCATGTCTACAATTACGGACACAGGGACATCATTTGAGCTTAACTGTTCTTGGAAACGCTCAAGTGTACCCAATGGTGCTGGAGCAAAAATCCAAGTCTGGCCAGCAATTTCTTTACTATTACCACGTGGGTTTTCAACTTGCTTGAATTGCATTTGCTATTACTCCGATAAATCCATTTTGAAAACACGGTTGAGATCATCAGCCATCGGCTGGAATTCAAACTCAGGAATGTCGTAATCGTCCTGTTTTGAACTGAATCCAAGCTTGTTACTGGTGCAACGGTAGAAATTCATATGCATGAATTTGCCCTTGTAATCACGTTGCAGGTCTAATGCAAACTCAGGTGTATAACCCATGTCTAAGTTGGACACGGTGATTGACTTGCCACCTGCTACCGTTGCGGAATATCGGAAGCTGATAAAAACAACTTTCCCCACATCCGCTGTAGCAAAAGTATATGCCCCCGTTGCGTTATCCACACTGTATTGTCCAGCCGTTGGCGCTGACGCTACACGCTTGAGTGGAATAGCTTTTCCATCAGTTACACCTAGATCTTTTACAAAGGTTCCACTATTTGGAACTACTGGAGTAACTAAGCCACCTGCAGGAACGATTTCACCGTTAATGGTTTGAGATACTGTCTCGATCCCACCTTCAGCAACAACGCCTCCGAAGAAAATAGAATTTAACAGGGTTCCGTTAATTCGCCCGAATGATGCTTTGCCTTTAATTGAGCCTTTACCACGTGCAGCATCTACGGCGAACTGTCCACGGCCAAAGAGTTCTTTTAAATCGAAACTAATATCGACACCTACCGACTGTAATACCCCTACTTCTACAGGTGTAGGATTGCTAATCGGCTGGCCGTAAACGTCTTGGATCGGTGTAGCAAAGATCTTGCCGGCACCAAATAAATATTGAGCCATTTATTTTGACCTCTCTAAAATGACAAAACCGCCATAGAGGCGGTCATTAAATGAATGTTTTGTTAATTGGTGGTGAGAATCCGGATAGGAATAATGGCAATCGCCTGATCATCCAGCATGTTTTCTACTGCTTCATATACTTCGATTGTGCCCTCGATCCAGCAGTGCTCTACCAAACCTCCTAAAGTTTGATATTCGCTAAATTCTGGATGGTCTGGCTGAATAGCGTCACGTATACGATCAATGAAAATATTCATCTGTGATGATGGAGGTTTAGCTCTATCAGTCTCATGGATATAGAGATAGATCTCAGCGGCTAGTTCAACTTTTGAATCTAAACCATGTACCGGCACTTCTTGCTGATTGCCTTGTGTAATAAATATGGCTGGTCGCTCGTCTGGTGTCACATTATTAAAATGACGTAAACGGCGACTTACTGTTTTGAGCCCGTCCACATTTGTACTTAACCGATCAAACAACGCTTGATAGATTGCTTCGCTATCCACCTGCTAAACCTCGCTCAATTGCTGCATCAATATTTTTCGGCACAATCTTGGCCACCATATCTAAAGAATCACGCATGAAACGCAGTTCTCTAAAACGAACATTCCTTGAGTGAGCCTTCACATTGACTTGAACTGGTGAGATAGGTCGACCAAAAGCCTGTTTGATTGTTCGAAGATGAGCCTTAACGCCCATAGATCCATGTAAGCCAAACTCATGAGCAAAGGCATAAGGAACCAAAGCACCACCAGCTCCCACCGTTCCTTCTATCGAATCCTTATCCTCATCCACTTTGGATGAAACGGATCCACGTAAGCGGCCAGACTGAACTTTTAGCCGTTGGCCACTCAACATGTCTTCCTGAACAATACGCTGTAAGCGCAAAGTAAGTGCGTTTATCGTGCGTCTTATTTCAAACCTAACGCGATTATTCATCTCATCAAAGTTGACTTGCTTATTAACACGATAATCGTTCATAGCTTAATTACCCTTTAGCAGAGGCCGTTGATTTCTTTGGCTCAATCAATTCAACATAACGCTCAAAACCCAAGGGCTTTAACATATGGATAATGTCATCTTCAGATTCTAAAACACCGTTTTTGATATCAAGGTTCTGACCAGCAATAACAATTTTTGTTGGCTTATAACCTTGGGGTGCCTGATATTTAAAAGGCATGGGTCTCTCCTATACAACAAAAGCACCAACACCTAACCGGTTTGGGTTTGTGCCTTCATCATCGATTGGAATGGAATTTTTTAGTGCAAGGTAGCGCTGGCCATACATGCTGAGATCATAGAAAGCCTCCTTCGATGATCGTGAATAACTCACACTTTGGCCGGCAATTGTCATGCTCGAGGCGGTACCAAAAGCAGCACCATTGCCGCTAATGGTTCCAACTTTAAGAATATGTGCTGCATACAGACCTACAGCACGTTCCTTTAATGCACCAAACTCAATTTGAGAAACGACCAGATCTGCTTCTTCTAATGCATCCTGAATCTTTGCATCAGACAAATTGACTAAACCCGTATCCGTAGAGAATTTCTGGCGAAACGTTTGTACGTCCATAGGTCCACCTTATTCCTTAGCCCGATCTAACTTCGCCTGTAATTGCTCAAGTGTTTCATCATCACTGAACATTACTTCAAGTGCAGTTAATTCAGCTCTCACGGCGGCCAAAGCAGCTTCATCTGCTTTAACATTATCACCTGCAGCATCATTCTGTTTTCCACCTTTACCACCACGGCCGCCTGTTTTACCTGCTGCTTTTGGTTCATCATCTGGGATTTCCTGAACTTCAAGTTCACCTTTTTCTACAAGTGACTTAAAAGCCTTCCCTTTAGAAATACGTGTGAGATCCGCAGCACTAACTTCCACAGTTTGGCCCTGACCTACTTGAATCCCATCAAAAGAAAAAGCGGCCTGAGAGCCGCTATAAGTAATTTTTGGCATGTTTAGTTTTCCTTATTCAACATCGTAGTAGCGGAGAGAATCGACACGTTTTAAATAGACACCTTCATACATATAGTGGCCTGGTGTACGCATCACATAATTGATAGGTTGAGCTGCCAAGAATTCCAGTTCATTACAACGGAAAGTAATGCAGCTTGGATCACGGCGATAAATAATGCTGCGGTCTGTCCCGCCTTCGCCTTTACCCTCAAGCGTACTTTCAGAAGTAAACGTTAGTGTCTTACCTTGCATTGCAAAGGTGTTCTTTTCCTTAATGTATTCAAGAAAAGTCTTACCAGCTGAATCCGGAACGATACGGCTAGCAAGGATAGTGAACTTATTCTCAGGCATCACGAAAGTATCAGGCTGAATACTGCTATCAAACTTAGATGCATTGGTAGCACCTTTAATCGCCTTGTTAATGTCCCCAAGAACGGCTTCAACAGTAGCTGTTGCATAATCTAATGTTGAAGTAATGACCTCTACACCTGTCTGGTTATAAAACCCCAGTAACCCTGTTTCAGGTTCACCAAACCAAGCCACATCACTCATATGGTTTTCATAAGCCAGACGAGCAGCAGCTACTTTGTCAGTGGTCAACTGGATACCGGCTTTTAAGGCTGCGGCAGCATCGAAAATACTGATTTCATAACCAATAACACCAGGCTGTACGGTGAGTTTCACTTCGTCATACATCACTTCTGCTAATGGCACGTCATTACCTTGACCTGAGAATCGCTTACCACGTCCAACACCTTTTTTACGCTGCAAGACACTTGCTGAACCAATAACTGCACCTTCTAAGCCTTCGATTGGTAAATACTTGGCATATGCTTGAGCTTCAGCAAGTTGCGGTGTCATTTCATCAATTGATTCAAGCTTTAGCAGCAACTTGGCAAAGTTATCTAAATTAAAGGCATCACCTACAGCGATTTGCACCCCATGTGCAACGGCCGATAGACGAATTTTCATCTGTTCTAATTGTTTTGACATTGATTATGCTCCACGTAAACGAAGGATTGCCAAGCCATCTGGACCCGTAATAGTTTCCCATGAGGCATTAGGTAGTTCTGTCGAATCTAATGCTGCAGAAGAAAGTGATCCAAGCGGCGCTTGCGCTGTAGGGTTCGCAGTACGCACATACACCTTTGCGTTAATATCAATCACAGGTGCGGTTGGCTTTACCCAGATAGAACCAATTTGCATGATCGGTGCACAGTCTTTCGCTTGATAGGCTTCTTTACCTAAGGCGTTTTTTCCTGATTTGCCGACGTGCTGTAAAACCACCACACAAAACTTTGTATTAGTAGCACCAGTTACCGCAGTAACAGTCTTGCCATCAGTGGACTGAACCACCACTTCACCGTCACTTATCACGGCATTACCCGCAACTGGTAAAGATAAGATTTCTTCGGGCATGTGCAAACGAGCACGCATACCCGGAATAGCTTGAGGGGTTAAAGACATTCTCTTTTCTCCAGTTTCTTAGAAGCTTTGTTTCCAGGCTTCTTTTTTGTTGTTAGGTTTAGGTTCCTCATCCTCTGGTTTGCCATCACCAGCTTTGATGTTTTGCTGCTGGTTAAGTGCGTCACCAACTGGATTTGAAGGATGAATACTTTTCAGAGCAGATAAGGCTCGGAATGCTGTATCAATCTGCTCAGGCTTCGCATCACCGACTGACACACTACCCAACACTGCCCCCACCAAGGCATCACCCGCTTTTGCAGCAAGCACATCACGCTTGATTTGCTCACATGTGCAGCCTTCAGTTTTAACTGTTGGCACCAATGCTTTAGCATCGGCAATCACAGCAGCACGTTCTGTTGCCGCTTGCTCAAGCTTTTCTGGTGTCATCTGGTTCTTTTCCAGATCACCGACTTTTTGCTCAAGCGTAGTTTTATCGATATGCAATTGATCTACGACCGCTTGAACAGCGTTCAATTCATCACCGATAGAAAATTGCTTATCACCGACTTTAAGCTTTGCAGCTTTTAAGTTATCGATTTGTTCTTGCTGGATCTTTAATGCATCCGCCAAAGGCTTGTTATCGCCAATGTCAAAACGCATACCGTTTACAATTACTTCCATTGTTTTCCCCTCTGGTGGAGTTTGCTTTTGGTCACCGATACGGCAATCACCACCGCAGCGACCGTATTTAACAAGTGCTACATGATTGCCAATAAAGTTAGTAAATTTGGCTTGATACACTGTGCCGTCTGGCGCAGTACCCTGTTCTAGAACCAATGTTGCTCCATAACCCAGCGACATTTCTAATCGCTCGTTGTTCTGGATTAAATCAATGCTGTCCTTATCTTTAATGAGCAGATCACCCAATAGATATTCGCCTTCTTGGCGGACATTCTCACAATAGCCAATGTGGTAGTCCTTCCAGTTGGCAGCGTTAATTTCATTCTTGGGTGGGTGATAATCTGTTGCGTCTGCACCATCCCAACTTTTAATGGCTTCTGGTTTAAAAAGTTCTTCAGGAGATGTATAGACATTAATTGTCTGATCTGCTGAAAAGCCTTCTAAATTTGGAAACTCATACGCATAGTACTGACGTACCTGAGGTGCTTTTCCCAAGCGAACATTTACGCATTTCAAATAACCTTCCGGTGTATAAGAGCGGGTCGATTCGCTTGGCGCAAAGTCACCAATTTTGAGTTGGTAAATTGTTTTCATAAATTGCGCCCAATAAAAAACCCACCGAAGTGGGTCAGATTTAAAAGTTCACCTTAGTAATTTTTCCAATTGGAATACTTTTCAATTTATATCCATCATCTTTTAAAGGATGCTTAGATTTTGGAATATTGGGATTTAGTCCACTATTCATCAAGTTATTAAAATAGTCTTTTTTTTCAATAGATAACTTATCCCACCAATCAGGCGACATAATAATATTATCAATCAAGTGAAATGTCATTTTTACTAAGCGACCGAATTTATGATTATTCTTAATACTCAAGAAGGAATCAATAAATTTTTCATTAACGTCACTCCCCACACTCAGCCACGCCAATACAAAATACCATTTATTCTCGTCAGAAAAACTTATCAGCCCTAATGTGTCAAAAGAATTAAATTTTTCATCTCTAATACTTTGCAAAAAATTCCCTTTAAAATCTTGTTCAGGTCTTGTGGCTCCACTAACCATAAACGGTAAAGGTTGTTCAAACTCTAATATTAATGCTCTCAGATCAGAAAAGTCCTGCTTCTCTAAATATTGTTCCATTTTAGCTTTTTGTTGTTCCATTCCTTTTAGAGCCACTTGAATCCCTGAGTAATAACTTTTATAAATTCTTCTACAAAACTCTCTTTTTTCAACAACATATTCTGATTCAATACTATTTAAGACTCTATCTTTATCAAGAAATTCAACTAATTTATTATAATATTCTTTTGTAAATGCTCTGTAAAAATGCAAGAAACATTCTTCTGGAGTTGATTCAAAGTTTTTTCTTTCAATTGGCGCAAATAGCTCACTATCATGTTCTGAACAAAATCCCTGAAAAGTTGAAGCTTTTCCTACCCCACACAATCTTGGCAATGACATTCCTTTATTTTTATGAATCTCCATATAATTTCTTCCATCATAGACATAAACCATCCCATTTTTGGCAATTTTACTTAGACTACTACTCTTTGAAATCGTGTGAGAATAGATAGCATTTCCATTACAACAAATTCTAGTTATATTTTTTGCCATACATGTTTTTAGCGAATGTCGTTTTCTAAATTCATTCCCAATTTGATGTGCTTTCCGTAGGTCTGCCATAAAGACATTTACCTTTTTAAATAAAAAATAATCTGATACTTAAATTAGAAATTTCAACCCTTGTATCATAAAAATTAAAATAACTATTCAATCAAAATATCCTCATAATTAGGTAAGGCAGTGCAACGACAACGAATAGGCTGACCGGGATGTCCACCCGCTGGCGGTGAATCCCATCTAAATGTCTTGCCCTGTTTATGTTGGTGGTCTGGACGTACACGCTCATCTTTAGCTGTTTGCCATGTGTATGTCTCAACACCCATTGAAAGCTGTCTGGCTTTATTGATCTGCCCATTGATCTTACCCATCTGATCACTAGCAATAAGCCGTGCACGGTAATCAGTTGATAAACCCAATTGCTTAATTGCTTTGGCCAACTCTTCATTAGTTTGGCCAGTCTGCAAAGCATTGGTAATTAATACTTCAAGCTTATCGGCATATTGCTGCGGAATAGACTTAATCAAACTGACATTTGCCATAATGTTTAGATCTACCTCGTCTTGAATATCAGCAGCTCGATAGAACGGCGTAAGATCCACACCAATAATTGTTTTAGTGTGCTCTGCAATTTGCTTGTCCACTTCCTTTTGTGTGTCAGTCACAACCTTTGTGGCTAACGGCCTAGAAATCTCAACAACATACTTTGTCAGCTTCTCTCGAAACGAAGTCATCATGTCCGAGAACCAGACATCACCGATATTCTGGCCAACCGTAGGAACAACTAATTCCTTTGTTTGTTCCTGACAGTATTTAGATATAGCTAGTAATTGCCGTGTGTAATAAAGCTCTACACGGCGATTTACTTTTACGGGTCTAGGTTTGGAAGCCTTACGGCCTTTCTTACTCTTCTTCGCTTGCTGGAGGTGTGGTTTCAGCATCTGAATTATCGTCGACATTTAACTTCACCATTATTTCTAGCTCTTTGATATGAGCTTCATCAATCACTGAATAAACGCCATCGATTAGCAATTGTCGGGCTATCTGTGGTTCTGTAATAATGCCCATCTCTAAATACTTGGCATCTCGTTCTGAATTAGCTTTCTCAACCTCTGAACGGACCTTCGCATCCAACTGCCATAATGGATTAAAGACAATATCCAGATTTGGGAACACACGACCGAATGTAGTCTGGCAAATGACATCTAAAATCTGCATCATGAAAGGCTTAAGCATCCATGTTTGCTTGGTTGCTATGCTGTCGTAATAGTTCCGTGTGTCATGCTCACCTGTAGCATTCATACCTGCAGGCGATTGACCGAAAAGAATGGTGTAAGGAATATCAGCAGCACCCGCAGTTTGAATTGAGAATTCCCGCATCATGTCCGGTAAGCCAGCAAAGTTATAAGTCTTGGAGTCGTAATCTTCTTCAGCATCCAACACGATCATGCCGTTTAAACCTTTAAGCAATCCGACACTAAGAAAACGTTCTGCTACGGCTTTCATATCCTCTTTGATTTTGTCCACCAAACCTGGTGTTTTAATCACATCAATCTTTGATTCATGGACAAGACTGGCTGAACCCTTTTTAACGGCAGCATGGTCTAGTAGGTCTTCATATACTTCCTGAAGAATACTTTGCGGCTCTTCATTCACGACATCGGCATGGCAGAATTTAATTAAACGGCTATGATGGATGCGTTGTGGCGCCTTGCCATCCATTTGCAGTTTGTAGAACTCAGGTTGCTTTAATAACCCGCCGCAGTCCTTAGGTGATAAATACGTCGTGGTATCTGGCTTAATGTACTTTTTCTTGAGTACCGTAAAGAATTCTAAACGACCTACCCCTAATTTCTTTAAATCAAATGGCTGCTCTAGATTGCCGCCATCTACCGTCCCTAACAGCACGTAAACCACGCCATATAGACGCGATAAGATCAAGCTCGATAAAAGCACGTGGTTCAGTTGAAAAGCCTTACACGCTTCTTCTAGTTTGATTAGGTCTCTATCTTGAATTCCCTCATAAAACCAACCAGCCCTTAACATGTCACTTGCTGGTCTGTTCACAATACGTTTGGCCAACCAGTGTTGATATACAGCTTCTAGCTGATCATCAGGAATTTCCTTTTGAACAAAGTGACCATGTGAGGCCTTATCACGGCTGGTACCAATATTTGAGACAAAGTTTGTGTATGCCCCTGCATCGCCAATTGCATCGGGCTTTTTAGTTTCAGCCATAATTTCCTCTAATCATCAAATACAGTTGGCTTCTTGGCTAATGAATCATTAATGGCATCAATAGTCGGATCCCACTGGTCGTCATGATCATGTGACATGTCAGCCGTGAGCCCTTCGATTTCTTCAATGTAGTTCAAAAGCCATGGTGCTTCTGCTGGCAACCAGACACGACGCTCTTCAACGTAGAACACCACGTCCATGGTTCGTGTGAGCTTGTCTGTATCACGCTGAATTGCCCGAATAGGTAATGTGGTTTGTCTAGATATGGATTGGATCAGTCCGGTACCACTCGATTTATCCTCTACGGCCATATAACGAAGCTTGCCGATCTTGGTATTGCTGTCCTTATGCTTATTGATAAAGGCCTTAGCTTCTTTCAATAGCTCAGGTGCTTCCCATTTGCCGCGCTTCACATCAATGATGTAAAGGTTATTGTCATAGCCCAAACCAGCACATAAAAACACAGAATAGTCGTTATGCTCTTTAGTCTTTTGCGCTGTATCTGCCCAAATCGCACGCCATTTAAGAAGTGGTAATTCCTCATAACGACCGAACCATTCAGCCTTAACAAGATCACCACCCAGCTTTTTAGGGTTTTGCATGTATTGGCTAGCAAACGTATAACGGGATACCGTTGCACCGTCTTTATCCTGTCCGCCTTGTTCGAGTTGTAATAGCGATTGCAATGATTCTTTTAATGGCCAATAGCTTTGACGGCCTTTCACATCTCGCTCAACATTACGTGGAATTTTGCGCTGTATGTGCTCAGGCAATTTACGGATGTACTCATCATCAATAAGTGCGGGAATACTGATCTGTTCCCATTCACCAGGTACATTACCGGTCATCACAAAGTTAGTCGGATCTTCAACGTGTAACCGCTGCATGATCAAAATGATGGGCGTGTCCGATTTAGCTTTACGCGAGTTGACCGTGTTTAATATCTTACGGTTAGCCTTACGTCTAGCTGTCTGGCTAAAGGCATCCTCAGGCTTTAATGGGTCATCCAGAATAATGGCACCAGTAAAGCCTTCATCCGCTAATGTACCGGCACGGCGACCAGTGACCTGACCACCCATCGAAGCAGAATAAACATGACCAGCATCGTAACCTTCGACTGTAGTTTTCCAGTTTGATTTAGCATCCGTGGCTGTTGAAATTTTTACTGGCCATAGATTTTGAAAATCTTCTGACTTAACAATGTTCCTTGCTGTTGCTGATACATCCTCTACAAGTGACTGCGAGAATGACAAATACAAAAAGCGTGATCGAGCATTACGTGCTATGCCACGGGCAATAAGGTTTGTGAGTAACTCAGTCTTACCACTACCCGGTGGAACGTTAATAACTAGGTTTTTAACCTTGCCAGCAATTACCTCGTCAATTTTGTCGGCAATATATTCATGGTGCCAATTGACCGAAAATTTAAAGCCCATACGGGGCAAGAAAAAACGACGGGTAAAGAACAAGTGTTCTTTCTCACAGAGCTCTCGCTCTAACTGCATTTCTAGCAGCTTAGTACTTACCTTTGAGTTCATCTAACACCTGCCGTATCTGTTCAGGCGTTGCAACAACTTGGGTTACGTTCTCGCTTTGGAGTGGTCCACCACCAGCGCCGGTTAGCTCTTGTTTATTCGTGTAATGGTTTCCCATTTCCTTAGCTGCTTGCTCAGCAAATCTAGGTATCAACATTGGGTTATCAGGGTATTTATCAGCCAGACCTTGAAGAAGCTGTAACCGGTATCTTTTATTTGCTATGGGTATTGCTTCAAGCTCTTCATTGGCTTTACGGCGACATGTAAAGAATAAATCTCGAAATTCCTGACTTAAGTCTTTTCCAATCTTCTTTGTTGGATCGTATGCTTCACATTGTTGCGGGGTTACATCTACATTAAATATTTCTTTAACCGCTTTAGCTGCCTCAGTGGGTGTTTCAAATTCGGCAAGCATCCTCACGATGAATAATTTCACCTTCTTATTAATACGTGCCATTTCAACCATTCCATCTAAGTACATCTAAGAAGAATGGCAAAAAAATTTAAACCACCTTCAAGTAACAAGTGCCACATGCGTAGTGAACATCTGCTCGCGACATCTCAGGTCTCGTATTTGCTGCTTCAACCATTCTTTTGACATCCTCACTTGCACCATAACGACGAACTACACCAGTGAATTCTTCAACATCATGCCCTTGTATAGCTAATTTAGGCAGGCCTGTTTCCCTGTTATATGCTGGTGTTCCCCACTCGTCTTTCTTATGCGCTATGTGATAAAGCTCATGCTCAACCAAAGCACAAAAGTTCACATCACTAGCAATCTGTGAATATGAAGCATCAAAAGTAATGAGATATTCAGGAATATGTTGAAACCACTGGATGAATTGTTCTTCTTGTCGTTCTTTCTTCCAGCCGCCAGCATTGATCATTATTTTTTCGGTAGTACCAATAACTTGACGTCCTTGCTTTTTAAAACCTGATCTAGCCCACATCACCGCTATATCTGGATATCGAAAAGACCGTAAGTGCATATGATCTGGGTTAAATAATTTGGATTTTGGATCTAGAAATACTTTTCCAATCCATTCCCACATTTCTGGAGCTGGTACAAAGTTAGGTGTATCCATTTCAAAAAGCCATTCGGGAGGCATAGGGCGTACAGGAACATGAAAGCTGATTTCTCTATTCATAAATTATTTCCATAAAAAAGTTACCCGAAGGTAACTTTATAAAATTTTGACAGAAATTAAAAAACTATAGCGCTCTCAATTAATTTTTCAAAATATCCAAATTAATTACTTGATTATATAATTGAGGAAAAACTATTGAGTTATTTCCAACCACATTCATACTATTTATTTTTTCTGCACAAAATTTAAAATAATCAACTAACGAAGGATCGATATAATTTACTTGATAATTGTATGCCCCCAAAAAAGACAAGTGGTTGCAAGATGCAATACAACCTCCCAAAATCAAATCTCTTGAAAGACTTATACTAAAATAATCAAAATTTAACTCATTTAAGATTATATTAAACTCATCAAAAGTTGTATGAATATTTTTCTTAAATTCACGGTCCAAAAAGATAGCAATTAAGCAGTAATTAAGATGATGATAATAATTATCAAAGCCTTTAGCGAATTGAAATACTGAAGCTAGATTAGAATTAATATTAGCTGAACTAATTGAATTGCTTGAATTGTTCGCTAAAAAACTTACTCCTTGATTTATCAAGTGAACTTGTTGTTGAGTTTCCAAAAATCTTGAGTCAACAAGCTTTGAAAAGTTTTGAAAATTTTCTTCAAGTAATCTTATTCCTTGAAGCGCGTCTGCTTGAATTTCTAATTTTTCTTTAATATCAATTAAAGAATCAATTTGATTCGCTAACGTAGCACTTGAATTTTTTTGTTGTTGTGATTCACCATATGTATAACCTATTGCAAGAACAGCCAAAATAATTGATATTAATGTTCCTGCAAATGAAACATATCCTAATGCGCTGGCATTTGTCGAATGTATATGAGAAACGTACCAGATAATACCTTGAATAATTGAAAGGGTAATTATTAAGTGAATCCACTCACGTTTAGAAAATTTTTTTGAAATTTCCGTATTTTTCGGATCTGACATAGTAAATTAACTCAAATTTTTAAATATTATAAATGACTATGTAAATTTTTATAATAAATTATTTTTATTTTAGACTTAAATGCCCCACTCAATCAGTTAATCAAGTGGAGCTCAAATTCTGCTTTTTAATAACTATTAAACAGCAGGAATCACTTTAATAGACGTTGAAACCACATCATCACTATTTTGGCAAACAAGAGTGATATTGAAGTAAACGTCTTCAGCTAAAGCTGTAATAGTCTGGTTATAACGATAAATTTCAGTTAAGCCATCAACTGAAGTTATAACATGCTCAATTTCAGTTGCAGACACGTATTTCATTGAATACTTAACTGGCAAGGCTTGCGTTTGGAACAAAGTATCTAACAATGAAAAGAAGTCGTTATTACCATCAACAGTATTGTTATAACCAATATTCGAACCACCAAGATCGTAGCTATCGAATGTGGTCTGCAAACGAACACCACTATGGACATTACCTGTAGCACTTAAGAAATTCTCAGCCACAACTTCAAGCGTATCGCTAATATTAGCTTTAGTAGCTGCATGGTAACCGTACATGATCAGTGGAGCTTCAGGTGTACCGAAATCTAACGGCTCACCTACTGGAGTTAAAACACCATTTTCATATGTACAGTTATCCAAATACCAAGCCGATGCTGGAGGATTCGGAAGACTTGTTACACCAATGACAGTAAAGCCAGGTAATGCATTAATTGCTTCAACATTACTCAACACTTGGTCATAGCTAGTCGTATCGGCAATCTTAACCAATACTGTATGACCGGCAGGCAAGTTTGTGTCTGTTAAAGTTTCGATTGTTGCTTTTTGCGGAGTAGTAACCATTTTAATTTCCTTATAAAAAAGCCCTATCATTTTTAATTGATAGAGCTGGGTAATAAAAACTGAAAAATAAAAAAGCCCCGCCAATAATTGAGATTTAGCGGGGCTTCTTGTGCCGCAATACAGCTAACACTTTAATTTTTAATCTACATTAAACAAATAAACTAAAGGCATGATTAAACAGAACATGGAATCTACTACTACTTCCTGGCCATGTATGTCCCCAGCTATCATTACCTTCAGCAGTAATTTTAACTAGTGGATTTGTTACTGAACGAAAGACTCTTTCCATGTGCGCTCGGTTGGTATGAGTTACATCTCCTGCACCAATACAACCAATTGTAGGATGAGTTACATTCTGATAATCCTTAAAGGTTGTTCTTTGAGCAATATATGGCCCTCTCCAGTTTTCAGTAGTTCCTCCACCAGCTGGTGAATTTGCTACTACTCCAATAACTTTGTCATGGTATTGCGAATAAATTCCTCTACTCAAACATGACCACTGAAGAATACTACCCGCCCCACGTGAAGTACCAGTAAGGCAGACTTTGGAAGCTGAATTAAGATACTTCTTAGCCACCACATCATTGACAACACTTTCATACAAGTACGAGATAAATGACTCTACTTCAAATGCGTATCTAATAAAGTCATGAATAGGGGCACTATTTGCTAAAGTAAAGCTCATAGGATGTTGGTCTGCTTTATACGCACAACAGTTAAAGTAGACATAACCACTTTGAACTACATAAGCAGGGCGTGCAAAAGTAGTATCTTCAAGGCTATCTCCATTTCCTCCATTAAACCAAAAAATAATATTTCGGGCTTGCTCAGTCCACGTATCATCATAAAACATCTGAAGAACAAGCATATTATCCGGAGATTCTACTGGTGCATTCTGTACAGTTTCACCAACGAGGCTTGTCATTGGAACTTTAAATTCTTTAATTACTAAAGCCATGATTATTCTCCTCGTAACTCATCATATCGTTGTTGTAATTGGTCCCGAACATTAATAGTGAAATCTATTCCACTACTGACATTGATGAATCCACGCGAATCAAATTTCCATTGATTACCATCTGTCCCTTCTAACGAGAAGAAATACTCTGTATTTGGTTCAAAGTAATGCAACGTACAAATGGTGAAATTGTATTCTGCCCATACGCCAAAATATGGATCATATTTCTCTGGAACAGCTTTAATCTCAATCGTTGTAGAGGTATTGGTTGCTGGCTGGTCACCATTATTGAACCAAACTCGTGCTTGAGTTGCATAGGCAGGGACCTTCACAATCCGATTGGAATTGACTACACCTGATTGAATTCGGGTATCGTAGTAAATGTTGCCAAATTTATCCTTCCATTGAATTCGAGATGCATTCGACAACCCATCCGTCTTCATCCATAAATGGGTTTCACCACTTATATTGAACCAAGATGTCATCCTATGACCGACATTAGGTGTTCCATTACCTGAAGAAATACTATTAGAGAGGATAGAACCATCGATTATCGTCAAACTTTTACTTGGTTCATTAACCAGTAACTCACCCATTTTCTGATAAGTCGGCATGGCAATTTGATACGGTGTAAATGGATCAAGTTTAAATAACTCTCGTGGTTGCCAGCCTTGATCACAAGATAATTGATAATTTGGAATATTATCTGCCGTTGGCAAAGTAGTTGTTCCAAGCATCAAATTAATTGTCGGCGCCTGAATACCAGCTAATCCAGTTAATCGAAACTCTTCACTTTGTTTATCTGACAAGCGAACTAATAGTTTCATTGATCCACTTAGCAAAGCATGGGTTGGCTGTTCACCTAAATATTTGAAATGACTAACTCCCCCCTCATAGGTTCGAGACATTGCAAATAAATTTGGAGCAACAGCTGTATCTGTCAAAGTCGTATGAATCTCCTGAATAGGTAGACTATATGACTTGTCAGCAAATTTCTTACAGGCAACCTTTTGATTAAAAAAGCCAGTTCCATTACAAAAACGGATTTGTGCCTGGGCCAAAATAGGAGAAACAATATAGGGCATACTTGTTTGCGTGTATGTCCCATTCCCTACTGCTCTAATTTCCTCTAAAGCATCAACTCCATATCCACCCACAGTTCCTTGAGAACTATTCGCATAATATGCAGATAGATTCTTCAACTCTCCAGGTTCAATTTGAACTGGTGCATTATTTCCAGTAATAGTCATATTTACCTCGTTTACTAAAAAATCCCTGACGGAATATCAGGACTTGGTTTTAAGTTGCTCGAGGCAATCTGACTTGGCATTCGTGATGCTAAAAGAATTAATAGTTTTACAACGTGGGCATTTAATTTCTAAAAAGGAAAAAGTTCCTTTAGCTAATAAACGCCCACATGAACTGCAATGTATTAACTTCATTTGATTTTCCTGTGCAAAAGCTTTCTTTTTTGATAGCCTTCACCAATCGTGTGCACGATAGCTGGGCTTGCTTTTGACAGGTATACGCTGTCATGAGATCGGCATACTGTTCCCGCAGTATGTCGTTCCCAGTCTTAAGACATGAAAAAAACTCGGTATCCGTTAGGAACCGAGTTTTTCTTTGGACAATAAAAAAGCTCACCTATTGGCGAGCTTTAATATCAGTGGTTTACTTACACTTCAAACACTATAACATAAATATGCCACAACCTGTGTACACAAGTCAATAAAGGAATTAAATACTAATAAGACTTGTAACGTGAACTTGGCGGATGTGGAAAATAGGCCTTATTTGATTTTGCTGTTGCTTGAGTTTTATTTTTCAACTCTGAGATTTCTTTAGCTTCTATTACTAATTCAACACCTTTTTGTTCTGCCCTAAGACGAACATATCCGCGTAACATCTTTTCATTGTAAATGAACTGACCCTTTTTTAAACCATTCTTTAAAATAGGACCATATTCTTCTTTTAGAAGGTTTCTAACTCTTAGTGAGAATTTTTTTAAATCTAATACATCACTGTCTTGAAATTGTTTCATGATTCCTAAGTATTGGTCATACATTGTTTTAATGTATTCACCAATATTATCTTCAGCAACAATAGTTGACCACACAACCTCCTCATAATCACGAGAACGCTGATTAATAGCCTTTTCATAAGGTCGAGACAATTCCGTATGTATAGCATCGATAGCTATATCAATCGCATTATGATAATCCTCCCATTCAACATCAGTTATTTGGGTAGGTTTGTCATATAACAACCACAATAATTTTTCAATTATCAAATGAACATAAAAAGGATAACCATCACTAATCAGGGCAATTCTGATATAAATTGAACGATCAATATTTATATCAAATGCTTTCATTGCTTCTATAGCAATTTCCCATCGAGCATCCCAAGATAATTTGGGTAACTCTATAGTTTCTAATTGACGTATAGCAGATCGATGCGAACCTAGTATTTCATCAAGAGTGTCTGCAATACCAGTAAAGATAAACTTAACATCGACACGCTTATCTCCTAATTGCTTTAAAAAATCAGCAAATTTTTCTACTTCTTCTACCTCTTTTATTCGATCAACCTCATCCACAACTACTAACAAAGGTTCATCAAAAAACTCTGAAAGCTCTTTTAAGATTTCAATTCCATCACTTAAGCATTTAATTTCATTTTTAAAATTTATATATTCAACTTCACTTTCTCTCTTGAAAGTGAACCATTTAAAGCCAATTTGGAAGGTATTTTTTACCTTTTTTCTTTTTAATACAGTTTTATTAATAGCTTGAGTAGCGATAGTTGAGATCATTGACAGTACTGTTGTATCTGGAGCACATGAAATATCAATATAACAGCTATGTCCTCCACACCATTCATTAGCAGCAGTAGCCGCTAATGAGGACTTACCGACCCCTCTCTCACCATAAATAAAAACATTTCTTCCTGTTGCATAAAGTGCTTGTTGTATTCTACTTAATTGTTTTTCTCTCCCTTTTAAATGCTCTAAAGACAATACAGGTCTTGAAGGAGAAACAACTTCATTCAACAATTTACCAAATGTTTTTCTATCGTAGTTCTTAATAGCCATGCAAATACCCCTATTTGGATCAATAATATCAAATATTTAGTAATTCTGTTTTTAAATTAGGGTATCTTCCACTAATAAACGCTAATCCACATTTCATATCCTGACGGATTTGAATTGTGGATGTTTCAAACAAAGCAGCTGCTTTTCTTAATTTAGTATCATCAACATATACGCACCAAATTACATCTAACCATTCTTGTAAAATTTCACTATCGTATTTTCTTAAGTCTAAAATAATTCTTTGGAATGCACGTGCTTCATTATCATCTATTTGACATGAAATACCTTTATGAAAACTTGGCTCTTTGAAATTTTCGTCACTCATATATTTGGCTAGCAATTCTACCCTTTGTTTTTTGGTTAATTTTTTTGTGGGAATAGATTTATAAAATTTCTGTCTTCTTTCAGAATCGCCATTAATCCATGCACCAAATTGGCGAAACCAATCTTCAGCACTGAATTTGGACCAATCGACCGCTTGTAAAATGTGTTGTTGTACTGGCATATTCATTTTCATCCTACCAATTGCTCAAATTGTTTAATCGCCACGCCTACTTTCACTTGCTCTGTACTAAAACGTAAAACTGTAAAACCCATCATTGCTGCTTCGTTATATTTCTCCATGTCTCCTAAATAGCCTTTGCCTCTGATATGCCGTCCACCACTCCAGATACCACCTTCAACCTCGACCAGAATCTTAGTGCCCGTAATTAAAAAATCTGCTCTCCATTTGCGTTTCGGATGGAATTTATATTCCTGCTCGAAATCAATCTTGCAGGCTTTAAGGTGAGTTGCTAATAAAATCTCCCCTACACTTGGCTCCCGTGTTTGCTTTGCTGAACGGCGCTTTTTATTTTTCTGAATAGGAAATAAATCACGATATTCAGCAAGGCTCATTGAACTCACTCTTTGATTGCCTCCTTGCGCGTATACCACCAAAGCACTACAACACCACAGATGACACTAGTTATGATTGAGATGAGCATTGCCCATGCCAAAATTTCGAATTTGTTCATACTATTTCTCCATTACGTTTTGTTTGAAATCCAACTTGAATTAGGTAAGGCATTAATTTTTGTTGTTGCTCAGGATCTGTAAGCTTAGCTGCGATACGAGCAGCTAGTTGTTCATAGCTCTCGTTCCCTTCGGCGTATTTACTTGCAAACTCAGGATGTACAGAAAGTTTTTGAGCAAATGAGTAAATCTGTTTTGAACTAAGAGTGCTTGATTCTCCCTGCGGGACTCGAACCTGTGTTCCAGTATTTGAAGTTTTAACTTGTCCACGTGCTTGGTATTTGCCACATGCGTTGATCAACCAATCTGCAAAGTGGTAATTCATGAGTTCATCACAAAGATTCTTCTCAGCGTTGTAGAGTTCAAAAGCACGTAACTCCCGATCGAACCAAGTCGCGTTTTTGATCTGCTCGTAAGTTTCCTGATCAGTTGCCAAAAGAATTTCTTCACCAAGTTTTTTCAAACTCAGCCATGTTTTTTTATTTTTAGATTCATCTGATAGATTCTTTGGTAGATTCCGTGTCCCAACGTTGGTACTGTTTAATGGGATTGTTGGTACTCTTTCCTCGGAACAATGGGACTGTTCCGTTGTTGGAACTGTTCCATTATTGGTACTGTTTAAATCATCATTTTCAGTGTCAAAGTGTACCTTTGTTGGTACTGTTTCCCGGCCTTTAACTCCGATCAAAAGATAGACTTTTACCTGCTTAGTTTTACCTTCGCGCTTACCAGTATCGATAATAAATCCGTCTTCAATTAACTCATCAATGATTTTTAAAACGGTCTTACGGTCCATTTCCGTGTCATCAACTAAACGAGCAATACTTGGATAGCATTCATGTGTTTCACCAGCTCGATCGGCTAGTGAAAGAAGGACTAATTTTTTGAGTGGTTTTAATGCTCCACCCACCTTTTGTTTTTGGCGGGTTTTCCAAGCCCAAATAGTTGCATCTAGACTCATTTATCCCCCTCTTCATTCAACTGAATGAATGTGCTACCCAAATAGCGGATCCGTTTAGCCCGATATAAACTTGAGATGATCTGGCCAGCATGAATAAGATAAATCCCATGTTTTCCATGCTCGTCAACCAAAGCCTGCATGAATTCATCACGTGTTACAGCAGCATTTTTTTCGTCACGGTTTTGGCGGGCTAAATTTTCCTTCCGTTTTTTCAACAAACCAGACAAGGTTCTTAAAGCTGGTTCATGCCAGGATTGAATATGCTTTTGTTGTTGTTCAAAGGTACTCATGACACCTCCGCTAATGCTTGCTCAGCTTTTGTTAGGCGGCGTTTAGCGTTGAGCTCTGCTACTGTTGCTGTACGGATTTCTTTTGATGAAACCAGAATCAAATGATTCTCTGATTTGATAGTCCACAACCTAGTCAATGTTTTATTTTTAACCTCAAATAAATCGTTTGATTTAAAATTACGGCACTCTTCAGTAAGCACCACTACATCACCCACTAAAAACTCTTGTGAGTTGTGTTCATTCAATTGATTTGGTAAATTAGTTTGCATATTCATGGGTTCCTAAATTTGTGAATTGCAACCACTCCTGTTCGCGCAGGTAGTGGTTTTTTATTTGAATAAAATTCGCATGTATTCAGGTGACGTAAATGCATGCGCTAAATACACTCTTGTTGCTTCTGCAATTTCTGGTGAGCAATACACATCACTTTCTGGGACTACCTTCAAACCAAGAGCTGTCAATAAAAAGCTAATAAACTCAATCTCAGTCAATCCATTGGATTTCTTATCGGTTTTCATTCTTGAAAGAATGCTTGCATCAACACTTACTTTCTCTGCGACTAGTCTTTGGTTGCTTGCATTAAGTGCTTGCAATATGAGCGATTCGTTATTGCTAGCGCTTGCAGGCAACTCATTTAATACTTTGCTCATGGCATGTTTCCTAAGCGGTTAATGTTCCAAGTTTTTTGTTTAAACCCTTTTGAGGGCGTAGTTCTATCCAGATATCTTGATAGCTATCTGGGAAAAGTTCTTTTCTAGTGGTTAATCCAAGATCTTCGGCAATTACTGCAAGTCTAATTTTTCTATCTAGTGGTATAGCTTTCCATCCACTTACAGATGAAGGTGCAATACCTAGAAGTCTTGCTACCGCTGTGACACCGCCCAATACATCAATAAGTTGTGCGTCATTCATAACGTGCTCCTAATTTTTCATCAATTATTAGGTATTCCTTATTTTAAATCAATAGGAATACCTAATTTTATTTATGTTAGGATTCCCTAATATTGTAAGGATAGTTTTATGAACACTCTTGCTGAACGTCTTAGATATGCTATGGAAGTCTTGCCTACAAAGAAGATTAAAGGTGTAGACCTTGCTAGAGCTGTGGGTGTTAAACCTCCTTCCGTTAGCGATTGGCTTTCAGGTAAATCTAAAAAAATGGAAGGTGAAAACCTTTTAAAAGCGGCAAAGTACTTAAAAGTAAGTGCTGCTTGGTTAGCAACTGGTGTAGGTGAACCAAAAGAAGAACATATTAAAAATGTAGCAAACGCTGAAAGTGAAGCTCAATTTAAAATTATTGATATTGAAGCATTTAAAAAGAAATACAATATTTCAGAAAGTGATGAAGCTGTCCTATTCTCGACTGTTGTTGATAAACCTTTTATGCCCTCTTCAAAACGATGGGTTCCAGTAAAAGCTTACTCAAAAATGGGGATGGATGGCTTCTTCGTAGATATGGGATTTGAAGGCAATGGTGGAGATGGGTATATCCCAACTCATACGGCAGGAGCTAAAGCTTATGCTGTAAAAGGAACTGGTGATTCTATGTTTCCTGCAATCCGTAATGGCTGGTATGTAGTTTGCGATCCCGATGCAGAACCTGTGCCAATGGAATTTGTTCAAGTATGTTTAAAAGATGGACGTTGCACAATTAAAGAATTTATAGGTATACATAATGATGTTCTGAGTCTTATCGCTGTAAATGGAGGCGAACGACTTACTTTTAATATGGATGAAGTAGAAAGTATTACCGCTATTACTGATATTGTCCCGCCAAGCCAACATAGGCACGAACATCCTAAAGCAAATTAAAATTTGGAATGAAATTCTATATGGGGTTAAATTTTGAAATGGCTTAGAAAGTGGTGGCAAGGTAAATATATAGAACCACCAAAAGCAAGAAGTTCAGATGATTTGATATTTATGATGGGCAGTTACGAAAAGCATTGGACATCAAAATTTGTTCACTGGCTTATTTCTCTTTTCACCCATCCTGAAAGACGAGCAATCTTTTTAGCTGTAATGGGTTTTATAACTTTTATTTTTATGATTTTTAAATATTTTAATCATGAGAGCTCCAATCAAAGACCAATTAATTCGGATTTAAATTATCAAGAACAAGAAAAGATTAAAACTACTCAACCTGAAGAGTTTAAGGTCACAAATGAACAATCCCCGAAATGACCTCTACTTTAAACAAGCTATTTAAAGTTATTTCGTACATATGGCCCATCAAAGGATGGGTTTTATTTTGTTCGGAAAATAAAAATTATTAGGTCCAGCTAATTTAATTAGGAGTGCCTATTGACTTAATAATTAGGTTTACCTAATATTTATCTCACAAACAACAAAAAGCCCCGAAACTTTGGACGGAGACGGGGCTTTGCAAACTGCGAGATCAATTATGAACGTAAATACAATTCCTTTCAACCAAATCAAAGTTACGGGCTTTACAGCTCTAGTTTTGATTGCTGGTTTAGCTTCTTGTGAATATAAAACAGCACAGTCTAGCTCTGGTTCTAATTCCTACAACTTCACACCACAAACTCAACCTAGCAGCTATGGCGTTCAAACGGCCAAGATCATTGGTAAAACGTCTGGTATAGCAGTTATTAAACTTGATGGCTTCCGAGTTAACGTTAGCTTTGACTTTGAAACTCATCCTGATAGCTACGGTGTTCCAGGTTCCGAATTTACTGCTGTTGATGTAACCCAACTCACAATCAATGAAATTACCGATGTAAACGGTAAGTTTTACAGCGATTTCACAGATTACAACGATCATCGCAATATCAATGCGCTTCTTAAAGGCTTCATCGAACGTAATAAGTTGGTGGAGGCTTAATAATGACTAAATTCAAAAAGCATCCAGACGGCTACAAGTCATATTTAGGCCGTGACAATACTGGCCTCTACTATGTTCGCATTGGTTGGACTGTATATGCATCAAATGCTAATGGCTCGGTTCTTTACAAGATCAATGACTCAGTTAAGACGCCTTTAGATGTGGCCAAGTTCCAATCTGAATATCCAAAAGTATGGGAAGTACTTACTCAAGAGATCAGCTTTCAACGCAAAAAGAAATTAGCTATCGATTTGGGTAACTCACACATCTCATCAATTGAACGCAAAGCTTATAAAACTAAGCGCGGCTTCACTGGCTCAAGATAAGGATAATAAAAATGAATGCGGCAATTAATCCAACCGTTTTAAACAATGAAAGTGCTAACCACTTTGAACAGTTAGCAGCGATTAGCGTATCTGTACATATCGAAAAGAAAAACAACATGTCATATCTGTCTTGGGCTTGGGCCGTGGACAAACTCATGCGCATAGATCCAAAAGCAAACTGGGCTTTTCGTGATCCAATGACTTTTCCGGATGGATCAATGATGGTTCATTGTGATGTCACCGTATTTGGTAAAACCATGTACATGTTCTTGCCAGTGATGGACCATCGGAATAAAGCGATTGTTAAACCGAATGCTTTTGATATTAATAAGGCCATGATGCGGTGTCTGGTTAAAGGCATTGCCGTACATGGTTTAGGTCTATACATCTATGCGGGTGAAGACTTACCTGAGGAAGAAAAGACTCAGCAAACACCACAAAACCAACAACACCCGAATGCAGCCCAACAACTTACGGCTGAATTTCAGCAAGCATTACATGCAATTCATCACACACAAAATGAGGCAGATCTGGCCACAATCTATAAACGCTTCAAAGGTACGAGCTTTGAGAGCCAGATTGTTAAGGCATGTAAGGCAAAAAAGGACATGGAGGGATGGAGCGCTTAAGTACCTATATCTTTAGGTATGTTGCCAAATTACATGGCAACGGCACTCTAAGAGGTCGTATTGAAGCGACCTCTGCCCTCCACGCCAAACAACGTGTCATGCAGAGCAATGAGCTGATTAAAGATGCTCATATCTCTTTACTCAAGAATCAGGCTTCTGCCCGTAAACAGGCTTTTGAAGCTATGGAGGAATTCATATGAGCTTCCGTTACTCATCCTCAGCCCGAACCCTAATTGTATTCGGCAATCTGATGAACCATTACTACGACAATGTAAACCCGTCTCAAATCGATAGCTTAGTTGATGAGGCGAAATTTAAAGAAGCGACTTGGAGAAAATAAGGAGGAGCTAAATGCTAAAAGATTTGAGAAATCTATCAGGTGCAGAACAGCAGGAATATTTAGATCGCTTCATCAAGGCAAATGAAGAACAAAACTTTCCCCAAGAAGTTGTGGCTCTTTATCTGGACTGCTCACCGTGGACGTTAGCTAGAATGCGTTGTGATCAGTCATCTATGCCTTTCTCAAAAATTGGTAGACGTGTCTCATATAAGAAGAAAGACGTATTAAAGTATGAACAAAGCAAGACCGTGCTGAACACAGCACAACTTGCTACGATATAAGGCGGTTATACCGCCTTTATTTCTTTTAACCTTTCAGCCCAAACTGATTGATAGTTAAAGCAATCAATTTTTCCTTGATAAACCGCTTCAATCATATTCATCGATGCTTTTAATTCCTCATCAGGAATTTGAACATATCCACCTGTAACGTCGATCCTTGGACGAGCAGTATGATTTAGAAGTCTTTTTGTCACATAGATATTAAATCTTAATAGATTGCATATAGAGGCAAATGTACGACGGAAATCATGCATTGAAACATAATAATCAACCTGCTCACCAACTCGATTTAATAGTGTATCCACTTTTGTAGCATGCATATTCCATGAGGTAGGCATCTTTGTAGCTGGGAACACCCAATCGTTTTCTCTTAATAACCAGCGTTCACGCAAAATACTATGTAAATGATCACCAATTGGAAAAGTATGATCTGTACCGTTTTTGGTATCTCTAAAAGTTAAGGTACCACTTTTAATATTCACATCAGTCCACTTTAAACAACATGCCTCTTGTTTACGGCATCCCGTATACATGCACATCAATACAATATCTCGGTGTGTATTTGATCTTGCTGTATTTTCAAGATTTACCTCATCTTCATAGTTGAGTACTGCGTTGTAATATTTGTGAATAATGTCTTTGTGAAGGTGCCTATCTCTACTGCCAATCTTGTTCCAACCTCTAGTTACGGAAATGATATCTACAGGATTGGTTTTAAGAATTGGGTTTTCATCTGTTGAATAAAGGACATGGATGTACTTCCACAAGGTACCTAAAAGAGATACGGATCCATTTGCAGATGATTCACTTATATTAGATACCTCAATAAAACGATCTAAGACTTCTTGCTTGGTTATCTGAAAAAGTTTTCTATTACCCCATCCTAAATAAAGATTAAAGTATGTGTTGTACTGCTTTATGGTTTTTGGCCTGAAGTCATTTTTTTCAATATAAATTTGAAGCGCTTCATTCACTGTAATGTCTAAAGGATTAGAAACACTTTTTAATCTGGTTGGTTTTTCATATTCGTTGTTTGAAATTTTCGCAAGAATCATCTGAGCTTTTGCTCGAGCATTTGTAGTAGGAATATCGGTAGCCTTGCCAATCGTTACTCGAAATAACTCGCCTTCATGTCGACGTTCAACGATATATGTTTTGCTTTTATTGGTTACCCGAACAGCAAAACCAATGAGTTCTGAGTCTCGATATATTTTTTGACCTTTTTCCGTCAATGGAATAGCATCAACATTAGATTTGTTGAGTTTCAT